GACGAGCTCGTCGACGCCGGCGACCGCGCGGACGGCTTCCGATGAGGCTCGCATACGCCGACCCGCCCTATCCTGGCAACGCCGCGCTTTACGTCGGTCATCCCGACTACGCCGGCGAGGTCGACCATCGCGAGCTCGTCGACGAGCTCGTCCGCTTCGACGGCTGGGCGCTTTCGACGAGCTCCCGCTCGCTCCGATCCGTCCTCTCTCTCTGTCCGCCGGAGACGCGCGTCCTCGTCTGGGCGAACTACTCGATAGGCCGCTCATGGGAGCCGGTCCTCGTCTCGCCGGCTCGCCCGATCGCCGCCACGGGAGCTCCGCGCGACTGGCTCCGCATCGACGTCGAAGCCTTCCAATGGCGACCGCGGCCGGACGGCTACGTCATCGGTCGCAAGCCGCGCGAGTTCTGCGTCTGGCTCTTCCGCTGGCTCGGCGCGATCGCCGGCGGCGACGATGAGCTCGTCGACCTCTTTCCGGGCTCCGGCGCCGTCGGCGATGCCTGGGAGGCCTGGAATCGTCAACCGTCTCTCTTCGAGGCGCCGCGCGAGCCCGATCGTCGCGCCGCTCGTCGCTGGCGCCGCGACCGTCCCGGATGGGTCTCGCTCCGCCTATGAGCCGCAAACGGCAGAAGGCCGCAGGCGGCGCCATAGGAGCCGGTCTCCCGGCCTCCGAGCACGTCGTCCGGTTAGACCGTCGCCGGCGATCGCCGTCTCACCCGTGGGCCTGGCGTCCGACCTGCGCCGTCTGCGGTCCGCTCGGCTCCGGCTGGACGAAGGCCGAGCAGGAGGCGACCGAGCTCGGCTTCAATCACGCCTTCGAGCACGCTCGGCCGCTTCAACTCGAGCTCGAGCTCGAGCTCCCACAAGGCCGGATAAGGCGCGCGAGGATCGTCCCTTGAGCGGCCTCCAGGCCTGGCTTCTCCTGGCCGAGGGTCCGATCCTCGTCGCCGTCCTCGTCGTCGCCTTCGGCCGCCGGCGGCGATGAGCGTCGTCCCGGCCGCGCCGATCTACGAGAGCGGCTTCAAGGCGCTCGAGGCGAACATCGCCGAGGTCCGCCGGCGGATCGCTCGCGGCCGTCCTCGGCCCGACGACCTCGACGACCTCGAGGCCTGCACCGAGGCGCTCGCCGAGCTCCGCGCCTTGTACCGCGGCGACCTTCGCGTCGCGCTCGAGCTCGGCGACCGGAAGGTGTCGCCGCTCGACGTCGCGCTCCTCCATGCGGAGGAGCTCCTCGCCGATGGACTCAGCTTGAGGACGATCCCGTTCGAGACTCGCGAGGCGCTTCGCCGCGATCGCGAGGCCGACTGGTCGGTCATCCTCTACGGCCTCGCCGGCTCCGGAGGTCACTCCGCGACTACCTAAGCCGGCGACGGCGGCCAGGCCTCCTCATCGCTTGAGGCCTGGTCGCCTCAACACTCGACGCTCAAGCCTGCCGGCGCGCCGGCGCTCGAGCTCGTCGACGTCATACGGTCGCGTCTGGGCCTCATCGGAGGCCTCGCTCCCGCCTGCGTCGTTCCGGGCGGAGGCGTCCCCTCCCCCCAGACCCCCCACCGAGACCCGAGCTCGCCCTAGCGAGCTCGAAGGTCTCTCGACCAAGGTCCGACCTCACTCGGTCGGAAGGCGACTCCTGCGCTCGACGCTCGCGGCCGAGCTCCGACGTCGGCGCTACCGTCTCCGCATGGCGGCCAAGCAGCGAGCTCACGGCCAGGCCTGGCGCGAGCACGTCGCTCGAGTCACGCCGGAGCTCCGCGCTCGATGCGGCGACCTCTGCGAGCTCTGCGGCGCGCCGATCGACTTCGACGCTCCGCCTCGTTCGAGGCGATCGCCGAGCGTCGACCACGTCGTCCCGATCCATGCCGGCGGCGATCCTCTCCCGCCGGTCGAGGAGCTCCGCCTCGTTCACTACGGATGCAACGCCAAGCGAGGCAACCGGACGAGGCGAGGCGGCGTCCGCCTCGCCGCTCCCGTCGCGCCGGCCGTCGAGCTCCGAGCTCCGGCCTCGCCGAGGCCTCGCATGTACGAGCCGCCTCGACGGTCGCGCCACGACTCGAGCCTCGACTCTCATCCGTCGCTCCTCGACGAGCTCGAGCTCGCGGCTCTCGAGCGGTCGCGCTCCGGCCGGTTTTCTAGCCCTGCGATGACCCGGCGCCAGTCGGCAAGTGTTATCTCCCCTGGAAACACCCGGAGCTCCGCCAGGACGCGCCGGCGTCCGTCGGAAGAGGTCGAGCTCGTCCCGCCTCGCCTCGAGACGCGCCGGCCTTCCGACGTCGTCGGCTCCTACGGCGCCGAGGCGGCCGGCTGGATCGAGCGCTACCTCCGCGACGACCTTCGACCCTGGCAGCGCTACGCGCTCGAGCGGGTCCTCGAGCATCGCGAGGACGGCTCGCTCCGCTGGCGCCGCGTCATCCTCACCGTCTCGCGCCAGTCCGGGAAGAGCATCCTCTCGCGCGGCCTTTGCGGCTGGCGCGTCGGCGCCGCGGACCTCTTCGACGAGCCGCAGGAGGTCCTGCACGTCGCGAACCTCCGCGCGACCGCCTCCCGTATCTGGACGCCGGCGGCGCGGACGCTCGAGGAGACGCTCGGCGTCACCGTCCGCCGCTCGAACGGTCAAGAGGCGATCGAGCTCGTCGACGGCTCGGCCTGGCGGCTCGCCGCGTCGACCCTGGACGGCGGCGTCGGCTCGAGCGTCTCGCTCGCCTTCGTCGACGAGGCCTGGCGCGTCTCCCGCGACGTCGTCGACGGCTCGATCGCGCCGACGATGCTCGAGCGCGCCTCGCCTCAACTCGTCCTCGTCTCGACGGCCGGCGACGGCGGCTCGACGCTCCTCATCGAGGACCGCGACGCCGCGATCGCGGAGCTCGACGACCCGGACGAGGCGCGCATCCTCCTCCTCGAGTGGTCGGCGCCGCCGGAGGCCTACCCGGACGACCGCGACGCCTGGCGGCTCGCCTCGCCTCACTGGACGCCGGCCAGGCTCGAGGCGCTCGAGCACGCGCACGCGACGAGCTCCGAGAACGACTGGCGCCGCCAGTACCTCAACCAGTGGGTCCTCGCGGCCCGGTCCTGGATCGCGCCGGCTCAATGGTCGGCCGCGGCCGAGGCGGAGCTCGAGCTCCCGTCGAAGCCGGCCGGCACGCTCGCCGTCAACGACCGCGACGGTCAGCCGGGAGCCTGCGGCTACGTCCTCGCGATCGCCGACGACGCCGGCGACGTCGTCGTCTCCGGTCGCGCCTTCCCGACCCGCCGCGCTCTCTGGGCGGAGCTCGAGCTCCTCGCCGCGCGCCGGCGAGGCCTCGTCCTCCTCCATCCGGCCTCGTTCGAGAGGCACGTCGCGAGCCTCCGCGGCGTCACGACTCAGAAGGTCGGCACCGCCGAGCAGCGCGCCGGCTACGGCCCGACGCTGGCCGCGGTCGTCGACGGCCGCCTCCGCCACGACGGCGACCCGGAGCTCACTCGGCAAATGCTCACGGCGACGCCAGTGACGATCCCGGACGTCGGGACGACGCTCTCCGCCAGGCGGTCGCCTGGTCCGATCTTCCTCGCTCGCGCGGCCGTCTGGGCGATCGGCGCCGAGCTCCGGCCGGAGCGTCGCCGGAAGCCGCTCATCGTCTCCGCCTAGCCGATCGGCCTACGCCGAACGGCCGATTGCGGCGCGAGCTCGCCGAGCTCACGCTTCGAGGGATGAGACTCCGCCGCGGAGCGTCGCTCGAGCTCGAGGCCGCGAGGCCTCGCGTCCGGCTCCCGGTCGTCCGCTCCGGCACGCCGCTCGAGGTCGCCGAGGTCGCCTGGCTCACCGAGGGAGTCGGCCGCGAGGCGGCGCTCACGATCCCCGCGGTCGCCGCCTGCCGCGCCGCGATCGTCGGGACGGTCGTCCAGCTTCCGGCCTACGCCTACCGCGGCGACGAGCGGCTCGAGCCCGGCTACCTCCTGACGAGGCCGGACCCGTCGACGACCTGGACGGCGACGATCGCCGGCACCGTCGACGACCTCCTCTTCCACGGCCGCGCCTACTGGCGCGTCCTCGAGCGCGACTCGGAAGGCTTCCCGCGGCGCGCTCGCTGGACGCCTCACCGCGACGTCACGCCGGAGACCCGCTCGACCGGCGGCTCCTACTCCGAGCTCACCGGCTACCGCGTCGCCGGCGTCCCTCGCGAGCTCGAGGTCGACGAGCTCATCCGCTTCGACGGCCAGGCTCCCGGCGTCCTCGAGACCGGAGCTCGCACGCTCGCCGCGGCGCTCGAGCTCGAGGAGGCGGCTCGCCGGCTCGCCTCCATCGAGCTCCCCGCCGGCGTCCTCAAGAACGAAGGCACCGAGCTCGGCGAGGACGAGGCGGCCGCGCTCGTCGCCTCGTTCGAGGCGATGCGGCGCGAGCATGGCGTCGCCTTCGTCCAAGGCCTCGAGTACCAACGCGAGAACCTCAACGCCGCCGACCTCCAACTCATCGAGGCGCGTCACAACGTCTCGACCGAGGTCGCGCGGCTCTTCTCGGTCCCGGTCGCGATGATCGGCGCCTCGCCGTCCGGCAACTCGAGCGCGCTCCTCTACTCGAACCTCAGCCAACAACTCGCGATCCTGGTCTCGTCGGCCTGCGCGCCGCATCTCAAGGTCGTCGAGTCGACCCTCTCCGACGTCGTCCCGCGCGGCCAGGCGGTCGCCTTCGACGTCCAATCGTTCCTTCGCGGCGACCCGCAGGCCGCGTCCGACTACGCGACCGGCCTCCTCGCCGCCGGCGTCATCGACGTCGCCGAGGCCCGGTCCATGCTCGGCATCCCGTCCTCGTCCGGCACGCCGCCGGACCTCACCCCTGGGAGGCTCTAACGATGCTCCACTTCGAGCGCGAGGTCCTCGTCGCCGACCTCAACGAGAGGACGATCGAGGGAGTCATCGTCCCCTATGACGAGGTCGGCGTCATCCAAGGCCGCGAGTACCGCTTCAGGGCCGGCTCTGTCCAGCTCGGCCGCCGCGTCCCGCTCCTCGTCGACCACGATCGCGGCCGGCCGATCGGCGTCCTCGCCGAGCTCGTCGACCAACCGACCGGCGTCCTGGCGCGCTTCCGCGTCGACGCGACCGAGGCCGGCGACGAGGCCTTGACGCAGGCCGCGTCCGGCTCGCGCGGCGCGCTCTCGGTCGGCGCCGAGGTCATCCGCTCGAGCATGGCGCGCGACGGCGTCGTCGACGTCGAGGCCGGCCTCATCCATGAGACCTCGCTCCTCGCGCTCGGCGCCTTCGAGTCGGCGGCCGTCACCCGCGTCGCCGCCGAGCAGGACGACCCGGACGGCGACGAGCCGACCGCCGAGCCGGCCGCCGACGACGGCCACGAAGCCGAGCTCGGCGACGACGAGCAGGACGACGAGCAGGAGACGACCGCCGAGCCGGTCGAGACGTCACCCGATCAAGAGGAGCTCGAGCTCGACGAGCCCGACGACGACGACGCCGGCGCCGCCGGCGACCCCGAAGGAGGGACCATGACCGAAGCAGCATCCGCGGCGCCCGTCATCCGCGCCGAGCGCTCGCGCTCGCCGCGCGAGCTCCTCGCCGGCGAGTACGTCGAGGCGATGATCCGCGCGAGCCAGGGAGACCGCGACGCCGCGCGGCTCATCGAGGCCGCGCTCACCGAGACGCTCTCGACCGACGTCGGCGGCCTCCTGCCTCCGACCTTCGAGCGGACCGTCATCGGCGGCCGCGACGTTCACCGGCCGCTCTTCGAGACCTTCCGCTCGAGGCCGCTCCCCGGAGTCGGCCTCCTGGTCAACAAGCCGGCATGGACGACGCCGCCGGAGGGAGCATGGGCGGCCGACGTCGACGCCGACGCGACGACCTCGAAGGTCGTCGTCGGCTCTCAGTCGGCGGCCGTCATCCGCTGGGACTGGGCCGGCGCGATCCCCTGGGTCGTCGTCCAACGCTCCGACCCGTCGATCGTCGACGAGATCTACGGCGAGGCCGTCCAGTCCTGGTATCTCGACGTCGAGGCGAAGATCGGCGGCGAGGTCCTCCAGGCGGCTCCCGGCGTCGCGACGACGCTCGGCGCCGGCATCGCGGAGTTCTACGTCGCGAGCGGCTCGGAGCGCTCGCCGGAGGTCATCCTCATGGCGCCCGACGTCTGGGGCATGTTCGCCGACGCCGGCGCGCTCACCGTCCCGCTCGGCATGGGAGGCGTCTCCGCGGCCGAGCTCACGGCGAGTTTCGCCGGCATCCCGGCGAAGAGCTCCGGCACGCTCGCGCCTGGGACGGCGATCCTCGCGACCCGGCGCGCCGTCGACGCCAGGGTCACCGAGCCGGTCCGGCTCACGGCGAACGCGATCGGCGCGCTCAACGTCGAGCTCGCCGTCGTCGGCGAGGGGCTCTTCGACACCGACTACCCGCGCGAGCTCCTCATGCTCTCCGGCGTCACGCCGGCGACCGCGGTCGCGTCGGTCAAGGCGAAGAGCTAGTGGCCGACTGGATCACGCCGGAGGACGTCGCCGAGCTCCTCGACCTCCCGGAGGCCGAGGCGCTCGACGACAACCTCGTCAACTCGACCGCGGCCGTCCGCGCCGCGGTCGAGCAGCGTCGATCCGACCTCGACTACACCGACGCGACGACCGTCCCGGACAACGTCCGCCACGGCTCGGTCATCTGGGCCTCGATCCTCTACCAGACGCGCTCGGCCCCGTCCGGCTTCGCCGGCTACGGCGACGAGACCGCGATGTTCGACCCGCTCGGCTCGAGGCGCGCCGAGGTCCTGCGGCTCATCGGCTGGCGGAGGCCGGTCGCCTACTGATGGGCACCGTCGCCGCGCCTCCCGCCTCGCGAGCTCGCGCCGAGCTCGTCGACGAGCTCGTCGCCGCCGGCCTCGAGGCGACCGGCGACGCGGGAGCGTTTCATCCTCAGCCGACCGGCGTCCTGGTCGGCCTGCCGGCGCTCGTCGGCCGCACGCTGGCCGGCCGCACCTTCGAGGTCCCGGTCCTCGTCGTCTCCGGCGACCCGCTCAACTCCGACCTCAACGTCGACCGCCTCTACGCGATCGCCGACGAGGTCGCGCTCGTCCTCTCGACCGGCGCCTACCGGCCGAGCTCCTGGCGCTCGAGCTCGAACGCCGAGCCGCTCCCGGCGCTCGAGCTCACCGTCACCGTCACCGTCACCGAGGAGGGACTCGCATGACTGATTCACGCCAGGGACCCGGCACGCTCACGATCGGCACGCCGCCGGTCGACGGCGTCGAGGTCTCGACGCAGGCCTCGGCCGTCAAGCTCACGCCGACCGTCAACTCGAACGACGGCACGCCGACGCTCGCGACGCCGGACCCGGCGCCGGAGACCGACGTCGCCTGGTCGCTCAACGTCTCCGCGATCCAAGACTTCGAGGACCCGGCCGGCTTCGTCAACTACCTCATGGACCACGCGCTCTCCGAGGCGGAGTTCTCCTGGGAGCCGCTCACCGGCTCCGGCCCGACCTACTCCGGCACGCTGCAAATCGTCCCGATCGAGGTCGGCGGCGACGTCGCCGTCCAGGTCGTCACCGACGTCGAGCTCCCGCTCGTCGGCCTTCCGATCCGCACCGACGGCGCGGCCGCCGCGAGCTCGAGGTCGAGGTCGAAGGCGGAGACCGGATGATCCGGCTCCGAGGCTCGGTCGAGTACGACTCCGGCCAGTCGGTCGAGTTCCAGGCCGGCTCGGCGGCGCTCGTCGCCTGGGAGGCCTACGCGCGCCGGCTCGGCATCCCGTCCGACCCGACCGAGAACCCGAACACCTGCGCCGCCTTCGTCGCCTACGTCTCGCTCGGCATCCAAGAGGGATTCGACGTCTGGATGCGCTCGGTCGTTGACATCGACGCGAAGCCGGTCGAGGAGGTCGACCCTTTCCCCGTGGAAGCGTCTCCCGCTTGATGGTCGAGCTCGCCGTCGCGACCGGCCGGCCGCTCGCCGAGCTCCGCGAGCTCGACGACGAGGAGCTCGCGACGCTCGTCGACGTCGCCGAGGAGCTCGGCCGCCTTGGCTAGGTCGACCGTCAAGGGAGGCCTCTCGGTCCGCGTCTACGGCCTCACCGAGACGCTCAAGGCGATCCGCCACGTCGAGGCGGAGCTCCGGCCGGAGGCGAACGGCCGTATCCGCGACGCCGCCGGCCGATGCGCCGGCGACCTCATCCCTCACCTCACCGCGGCCGCCTCGACCTCCGGCGTCCCGGTCGCGCCGAGGGTCGCGCGCTCGATCCGCGTCAAGCGCGATCGGATGCCGACCGTCTCGATCGGCGGCTCGACCCGCGTCGGCGCCGGCGGAGCTCCGGCCGGCGCGCTCGTCTGGGGCTCCGAGCAGGGACCGAAAGGCGCCGTCAATCACTTCGCCGTCGCGCCTGGTCCCGGCTACTGGATCAAGCCGGCCGTCGAGCGCTTCAAGGCCGGACCGGCGCTCGCGATCTACCTCGCCGCGATCGCCGCGGTCGAGCGGGAGGCTGGTCTCTTCTAGTGGCCGGCCCTGGGAACATCCTCATCCGCGTCGGCGCCGAGACCGGCCAGGCCGTCTCGGAGCTCTCGCGCGTCAACGGCGCGCTCGGCCAGTCGATGACGAAGAGCGAGAAGGTCGGCGCCGCCTTGAAGCGCGCCGCGGTCCCGGCGACGATCGCGCTCGCGGCGATCGCGGTCGGCGCCAAGAAGGCGCTCGAGTCGGCCTCCAACCTCAACGAGGCCGTCAACAAGGCCGAGGTCGTCTTTGGCTCCTCCGGGAAGAGCGTCGTCGCCTGGTCCAAGACGCTCGCGGAGTCGTTCGGCCTCTCGGCGGTCGCCGCGCTCGACGCCGCGACGCAGTTCGGGAACATGCTCGTCCCGATGGGCTTCTCCCGGAAAGAGGCCGCGGCGATGAGCAAGACGATGGTCCAGCTCGCCGGCGACATGGCCTCGTTCAACAACGCCTCGCCGGAGGAGACGCTCGCCGCGATCCAATCCGGGCTCGCCGGCCAGGCTCGGCCGCTCCGCCAGTACGGCGTCTTTCTCGACGCCGCGAGGGTCAAGGAGAAGGCGCTCGAGATGGGCCTTTGGTCCGGGAAGGGAGCGATCGACGCTCACGCCAAGGCGGCGGCGACGATGGCGATCATTCTCAAGGACACCGCCGACACTCAAGGCGACTTCGCCAGGACCGCGGACGGCGCCGCCAATCAGACGCGCATCCTCAAGGCCGAGCAGGAGAACCTTTCGGCTCAACTCGGCCAGTCGATCCTGCCGGCCTGGATCGCGATCCAAAAGGTCATGCTCTCGGTCACGAAGGCGACGAGCCAACACACCGGCGTCGTCAAGGTCGCCGTCGGCGTCATCGCCGGCCTCTCCGCCGCGATCCTCGTCGCCAACGCCGGCTTCAAGGCCTGGACGATCGTCACGAAGATCGCGAGGGTCGCGACGCTCGCCTTCTCGGCGGCCAACCGAGCGCTCATGGTCTCGATGCTCTCGAACCCGATCACGCTCGTCGTCATCGCGATCGTCGCGCTCGGCGTCGCGCTCGTCGTCGCCTACAAAAAGAGCGAGACCTTCCGAAACATCGTCAACTCGGCGCTCAACTCGGTCGCCGGCGCCGCTCGAGCTCTCGGCCGCGCGTTCTTCGCGATCAAGGACGCCGCCGCGGCCGCCTTCGGCTGGATCGTCGCTCACTGGCGCGTCGCGCTCTTCGCGCTCGGCCCGATCGGCGCCGCTCTCTACGTCCTCTCCAACCACTTCGACAAGGTCAAGGCCGCCGGCGTCGGCGCCTTCAACGCCGTCCGCTCGATCGTCGCCGCGCTGGAGCGCTCGATCCTCGCGGTCGTCAACGCCGTCAAGAGCCTCATCGCCTGGCTCGGCAAGATCCACGTCCCCAAGATCAGCCTCCCGCACGTCCCCGGCCTCAACGTCGCCGGCTACGCCTACGGCCCGACGCCGTCGCTCGCCGGCGCCGGCCGCGCGACGAGCTCCGGCCTAACCGTCAACTTCTACGGGCCGACCGACCCGGAAGGCGCCGCTCGTTCGATCGCTCGCGTCCTCCGCGCGCATGAGACCCGCCAAGGCCGGCTCAAGCGAGCAGGATGAGCGAGCTCGAGCTCGAGCTCGACGTCGAGCCTCGCGCGCCGGCCTACATCGGCGAGGTCCTCGTCGGCGGCGTCCCGGTCGACCTCGAGGCCGTCCTCGCCTCGGTCACGATCCGCCACGGCCGCGACGACGTCGACGGCCCGATCCAATCGTCGACGGCGACGCTCCGCCTCCGCAACCTCCTCCGCTCGGAGCTCGAGGCCTGGGCTCCCGGCGGCGAGCTCGTCGTCAAGGCCGTCGCCGGCGAGCTCCTCTTCACCGGCGAGCTCTCCGACGCGAGCCTCACGCACGACGACCCGGAGCTCGACGCGATCCTCGAGGTCATCGCCGTCTCGACGCTCGCCGCCGCCGGCGACCGGCCGGTCCGCGGCCACGCCTGGCCGGCGGAGCCCTGGGCGGCGCGCGTTCAACGCATCCTCGGCGAGGCCGAGCTCGTCGGCGTCGTCCAGGCGCCGGCCGTCGACGTCCCGATCGCGGCGACCAAGCCGGACGACCCGGAGACCGGCGCCTACTCCTCGAGCTCGGCGCTCGACGCGCTCGACCTCGTCCGCCAGGACGTCGGCGCGACCGCCTTCGACGCGCCGGACGGCTCGCTCGTCGTCCAGGCCTTCGACGCGCGCAAAGGCCTCTTCGACCCGCTCACGCTCGACCCGGCGATCGTCCTCTTCGCGCCGGCCTGGTCTCAGACGCTCGACGTCGCGAACCGCGTCGTCCTCGGCTACGGCTACGGCGACGGCTCCGTCACCGTCGACGATCCCGTCTCTCAAGACCGCTTCGGCGTTCACTGGACCGGCCTCTTCGAGACCGGCCTCGCCGACGCCGCGACCGCTCAATCTCGAGCGGCTCTCTGGGTCGACCGCGTCTCGTTCCCGCGCTGGAAGCTCCCCGGCGTCACGCTCCTCGAGCCTCAGCCGCTCGCGATCGGCCAACTCGTCCAACTCGAGGCGCTCCCCGACTCGGCGCCGTTCCCCGCCTATGGCGCCGTCGTCGAAGGCTGGACCGACGTCATCGAGGGACCCGACTGGACGCAAGAGGTCGTCCTCTCCGACCCGATCTTCTCCGGCATGGCGCTCTCCTGGGCGGAGCTCCCGGTCGACCTCACTTGGCTCGAGGTCGACCCGGCCTGCGCCTGGCGCGAGGCCTACCTCCTCGACAACCTTCTCCCGGCTCTCCTCGGCGACGCGCCGCGGCCGCGGCCGACCAATCCCTACTTGAGAGGAGCTCCCGATGCCGGCGTCGACGCCTAAGCTCGCGATCCCGTACCCGCTCCCGGACGACTCCGTCGCCGACTATCCCGGCGTCGGCCTCGACCTCGCCGAGACGCTCGAGACGCTCCTCGGCTCGCCGAGCGTCCGCGTCCGCAACGCGAACAACAACGTCTGCCCGGTCAACGCAACGACGACGCTCAACTTCGACACTGAGGACTGGGACACCGATGGGATGCACGCCGCCGCGACGCCGAGCCGACTGACGATCGTCAAGGCCGGCGTCTACCTCGTCACCCTCGCCGTCATCGCAACGTGCGCGCAGGGAGTCTCCGGCAACAACTACCTCCGCCTCCGCCACGGCGCCGGCGTCGAAGCCGACCAGACGATCCCCTTCGTCCCGGCGATGCTCTCGCTCCGGATGACGATGAGCGCGCTCATCCGCTGCGCCGTCGGCGACTACCTCGACGCCGCCTACTACAACGGCCTCCCCGCCGGCGCGACCGTCACGATCAGCGGCGGCGGCTCGTTCTTCGGCGCCGCCTGGCTCGCACCCTGAGAACGACCGAGGCCGCCACGCGGCGGCCTCGTCTGTCATGCTCGCGGCTCGGCCGCGGCTCTGCGGCGGCCGCGGCGCCCGTCACTGACTCCAGAGGAGACCTAGTGCCGCGCCGCCTGCTTGACGAGCTCCTCGCGATCCTCGCCGATCGCCTCCGAACCTGCGCTCCTGAGCGGCGCCGCGTAGCGAAGCTCGGCGCGCTCGTCGATCGCGACGCCGCGGCCGGCGCGCCGGACGATGACGTCGACGAGGACGACCTTGAGGAGGCGCCTTGACTCGGCGACCTCGAGCTCATGGCTCTCGACGGCCTGGCGGAGCGTCGTCCGCGCGAGCTCGAGCTCGGTCGCCTGGCCGCAGGCCTCGAGCTCCTCGCGGCGGAGCTCGACGACGTCGAGGCGCGCGCGGCGGCCGGCGGCGAAGGCCTCGCGGCCAATCTCGAGCTCGAGCTCGACGTCGAGCTCATACTCGAGCGCGACCCGCTCGGCCTCGGCGAGGCGATGCTCGGCGACGATCCGGTCGCCGCTCGCGTCCAACTCGAGCTCGAGCTCGACGAGCTCGTCCGCCGCGGGGCCGGCCCATTCGAGGACCTCGTCCCAGACGTAGGCGTCGAGCTCGTCGGCCACGATCGAGGCGCGAGCCGGGCATCCCGGCGTCGCACACTCGTAACGGCGGCGGCGGCCGTTCGCCTTCGTATGCGAGCTCATCGGCCGCCGGCAACCGTGGCAGGTCGCGACGCCGCCGAGCATCGAGACCGGCGCGCCGGAATGGCGGAGGCCGGCACCGTCGCCGGCGCGCTCGGCGTTGACGCGCTGGACGGTCTCGAAGAGGTCGAGCTCGACGATCGCCTCATGCGCCTCGGCGTTGACGAGCTCCCCGTAGGAGACCTCGCCGAGATAGACCCGCGAGCGGACGAGCTCGCTCATCGTCTGCCGCGCCGTCGACCGGCCGGTCCGCTCCTCGAAGCGCTCGAGCAGCGTCGTCCAGGAGGCGCCGGCCGCGCGGAGCTCGAAGAGCTCGACGACGACCTTCGCCTCGGCCGGATGCTTGACGTAGCGATGGTCTCGGTCGAAGCGATACCCGAACGCCGGCGTCCTGGCGATCGCGCGGCCGGCGGCGATCGCGCCGCGCTTCGCCTGGTCCCAGTTCCCCGCGATCTTCTCCCACTCCATCCGCGCCAGGCTGAAGAAGAGCTCGCGCACGAACCGACCCTCTGGCGTCTTGGTGTCGAAGGCCTCGCTCGCCGAGAGGATGACGCCGCCGGCCGACTCGATCCGCTCGACGAGTTCGAGGCGATCCTTCGGCGCGAGCCTCGAGAGGCGGTCCAGCTTCGCGACGATGATCCCGTCGAGCTCGCCGGCCTCGATCGCCTCGACGAGCTCGTCCAGGATCGCGCGGCTCTTCCTGGCGCCGGAGACGTCGAGCTCCGGCGGATACATGCGGACGTCGACGTCATGCTCGCCGGCGACGCGGTCGATGAGCTCCTCCTGAAACTCCGGGCTCCGGAGCCGCTCGTCGGCCTCGCGCCGGCCGACGTCCGAGACCCTCGGATACCCGCCGAGCAGGCGGCGACCCCTGGCTCGAGTTTGCCTCCGGCCGGTCCTCTTGGTAGCTTCGCGCTTGGTCATCTTCCGTTCTCCTCTCCGTTGTGCCTGTTTTGTATTCCTGGAGAATACCAACGCGACAAAGGGGGCTCATATTCCCATGAGGAGCAATCACAAGGCGCGCCTCCTCCGCCACGACGCCGCGCTCGAGCTCGTCCTCGAGCACCCCCGCGGCCAAGCAATCCTCGAGGCCTCCGGCGGCGACGCCGAGCACGCGCTCCGCATCATCGAGACGCTCAAGGCGCCGAGCTCGGTCAGCGCCGAGGTCATCCGGCTCCCGCGGACGCCGATCCTCGACTTCGCCGAGGTCTACGACCAAGAGACCGACGCCGGCCTCGAGCTCGAGCAGCGCGCGCCGTTCCCCTTCGTCCTCGCCGCCGCGCTCGGCCTCGCCGCCTGGCTCGTCGTCGCCGCGATCGGCTTCGGCCTCTATGAGCTCGCGACTCGCTGGCCGGCATGACTGGCCGGCGCTCGACTCGAGGCCTCCGCGGCGTCCTCGAGCGTCGACGCGCCGAGCTCGACGAGCTCACCGGCGCCAAGACCGAGGACGAGGAGGTCGACGACGTCACTCGCCGGCCGGTCTCCTGGCCGCTCGAGCGCGACGACCCGGAGCGCGAGCGCTCGCATCCGGGAGCGTCGAAGGGAGACGGCTCCTAGTGGCGCTCAAGCGTAAGAGCATCCCGTCGCCTAACTACTCGAGCCGCGGCGGCGCGACCGTCCGGCTCATCGTCCTCCATACGGCCGAGGGAGCGCGCACGATCGAGGACCTCGGCGCGTTCTTTGCGAGCTCGAGCTCCGGCGTCTCCTCGCACGTCGGCATCGACGACAAGGACGGGACGGTCGGCGAGTACGTCAAGCGCGGCTCGAAGGCCTGGACCGCGGCCGACGCGAACCCGGTCGCCGTCCAGGCCGAGCTATGCGCCTTCGCCTCCTGGTCGCCGGCGGAATGGGACCGGCATCCGAACATGCTCGAGAACGCCGGCCGCTGGGTCGCGGAGGAGGCGGCGAAGCTCGGCGTCCCGATCACGAAGCTCTCCGCCGGCGCCGCTCAAGGCTCCGGCCGCGGCGTCTGTCAGCACGACGACCTAGGCGCCTGGGGTGGAGGTCACTGGGATTGCGGCGGCGGCTTCCCGATCGACCGCGTCCTCTCAATCGCCCGCGACTGGGCAGACGGCTCCGGAGGGAGTGAGGACTACATGAACCCGCCTCAATGGCTTTGGGACTGGCTCCGCTGGTACTTGACGACCGACCGCGACCCGGCGAAGAGGCCGGACGCCGCGCCGGAGAAGATCCCTCAATGGGCCTGGGACTACGAGGCCGAGGTCGAGAAGATCGGCAAGCGCTACGGCACGACCGGCGGCGAGCGCGACTGGATGGACTGGCTCGAGGCCGGCAAGCCGGACGGCGAGCGGCCCGACGTCCCGGAGACGATCCCGGAGCGTTGGTGGACCGACAACGACTACGTCCTCGAGCGCTCGCGATGATCGTCGGCTCCTACTCGATCGAGGCCGGCCGGCCGCTCTCGCCGCGGATGCGAGACGTCCTCCGCTCCGCCGGCCAAGGTCGCGGCGTCACCGAGACCGCGCTCGAGCTCCGCCTCTCGACCGGCACCGTCCGCACGATCCGCGCCGCCGCGATCGCGCGGCTCGGCGTCTCGAACGTCACCGCGGCCGTCGTCGAGGCGGCGAAGCGAGGCGAGCTATGACGGCCGGCGAGCACGCGCGCCGCGCCTCCGAGCTCCTCGAGCTCATCGAGCGCCAGGAGGACGAGCTCGACGAGCTCCTCCGCGACGATCCCGACCGCCACCTCGAGCTCATCGCCGGCGGCGCGATCAAGCGGCTCAACGCGAGCCGCCAATGGTCGGCGGAGCTCGCTCGAGCTCACGCGCTCGCCGCGATCGCGCTCTCGGTCTCGCCGGCGATCGTCGACGCGCTCGTCGACGCCGACCGCGCGGACGGCTTCCGATGAGGCTCGCATACGCCGACCCGCCCTATCCTGGCAACGCCGCGCTTTACGTCGGTCATCCCGACTACGCCGGCGAGGTCGACCATCGCGAGCTCGTCGCCGAGCTCGTCCGCTTCGACGGCTGGGCACTTTCGACGAGCTCCCGCTCGCTTCGATCCGTCCTCGCTCTGGTCCCGCCGGAGACGCGCGTCCTCATCTGGGCTAACTACTCGATCGGACGCTCATGGGAGCCGGTCCTCGTCTCGCCGGCTCGCCCGATCCCCGCCACGGGAGCCCCGCGCGACTGGCTCCGCGTCGACGTCGAGGCCTTCCAATGGCGACCTCGGCCGGACGGCTACGTCATCGGCCGCAAGCCGCGCGAGTTCTGCATCTGGCTCTTCCGCTGGCTCGGCGCGATCGCCGGCGGAGACGATGAGCTCGTCGACCTCTTCCCCGGCTCCGGCGCCGTCGGCGACGCCTGGGAGGCCTGGAATCGTCAGCCGTCTCTCTTCGAGGCGCCGCGCGAGCCCGATCGTCGCGCCGTTCGTCGCTGGCGCCGCGACCGTCCCGGATGGGTCTCGCTCCGCGTATGAGCCGCAAACGTCAGAAGGCCGCAGGCGGCGCCACAGGAGCCGCTCTCACGGCCTCCGAGCACGTCACGCGGTTAGTACGTCGCCGGCGAACGCCGGAGACGCCTTGGTCCTGGCGCGCCGTCTGCGGCGCCTGCGGTCCGCTCGGCGGCGGCTGGACCAAGGCCGAGCACGAGGCGACCGAGCTCGGCTTCGCGCACGCGCTCGAGCACGCCAGGCCGACTCAACTCGAGCTCGAGCTCGAGCTCCCGAACGGCCGGATGCGGAAGCGGCGATGAGCAACGCTCAAGTCTGGCTCGCTCTCGTCGAGGGTCCGCTCCTCGTCGTCGTCCTCGTCCTCATCGTCCGGCGATGAGCGCGCTCGTCGAGCTCTCGACGGAGGAGCTCCTCCTCGCCGCGATCGTCGGCGTCCGTCGGTACGTCGAGAGCATCGCCGCCGGCCACTCGAGCATCTTCGCGACCGACTGGTCCCGCCACGTCGAAGGCGCCGCGGCCGAGCTCGCCTTCGCCAAGGATCGCGGCCTCTACTGGACCGGCGTCACGCAACTCGCCCGGACCGACGTCTCCGGCGTCCAGGTTCGCCACACGACCCGACCCGACGGCTGTCTCGTCATCCGCGACCGCGACTGTCTCGCCAACGAGCCGACTGTCCTCGTCACCGGCGCCGCCGGCGTCTACCGCCTCGTCGGCTGGATACGACCGGCCTTCGCTCGCCGCGAGGAATGGCGGCGCGACCCGAACGGCTACGGCCCCGCCTACTTCGTCCCTCAATCCGCGCTCGAGACGCTCGAGGAGCTCGAGGAGCTCCTCGCATGAGCTCGGTCGTCCCGGCCGCGCCGATCTACGAGAGCGGCTTCGGCTCGCTCGAGCGCGACCTCGCCGAGATACGCCGCAGGATCGCTCGCGGCCGGCCTCGGCCCGACGACCTCGACGACCTCGACGCGCTCACCGAGGCGCTCGCCGAGCTCCGGGCTCTGTACCGCGCCGACCTCCGCGTCGCGCTCGAGCTCGGCGACGAGGCGACGCCGCTCGACGTCGCGCTCCTCCACGCCGAGGAGCTCCTCCACGACTCGCTCACTCTGAGGACGATCCCGTTCGAGACGCGCGAGGCGCTCCGCGCCACGCGCGAGGCCGACTGGTCGGTCGTCCTCTACGGCCTCGCCGGCGCCGCCAGGACTGGCGCGTCGACCAACGCCGGCGATGAGGCAGGCGGCCGTTAGGTAGCGACCGTCCGCCACGGCGGCCGGCCTCCTCGAGACCCCGGAGGTCGGCCGTCACAACACTCGACCGCTCGAGCAGCCGGCGCCGGCGCTCGAGCTCTCGACGTCATCGGCTGGACCCGGCTCGAGAGAGACGCCGGCACGCCGCGCCTACTTCCGGCGCGACGGCGACCCTCCCCCCGGACCCCCCTCCAAGCCCCGAGCTCGCCCTAGCGAGCTCGAAGGGCTTAGACCAAGGTCCGACCTCACTCGGTCGGAAGGCGACTCCTGCGCTCGACGCTCGCGGCCGAGCTCCGACGTCGGCGCTACCGTCTCCGCATGGCGGCCAAGCAGCGAGCTCACGGCCAGGCCTGGCGCGAGCACGTCGCTCGAGTCACGCCGGAGCTCCGCGCTCGATGCGGCGACCTCTGCGAGCTCTGCGGCGCGCCGATCGACTTCGACGCTCCGCCTCGTTCGAGGCGATCGCCGAGCGTCGACCACGTCGTCCCGATCCATGCCGGCGGCGATCCTCTCCCGCCGGTCGAGGAGCTCCGCCTCGTTCACTACGGATGCAACGCCAAGCGAGGCAACCGGACGAGGCGAGGCGGCGTCCGCCTCGCCGCTCCCGTCGCGCCGGCCGTCGAGCTCCGAGCTCCGGCCTCGCCGAGGCCTCGCATGTACGAGCCGCCTCGACGGTCGCGCCACGACTCGAGCCTCGACTCTCATCCGTCGCTCCTCGACGAGCTCGAGCTCGCGGCTCTCGAGCGGTCGCGCTCCGGCCGGTTTTCTAGCCCTGCGATGACCCGGCGCCAGTCGGCAAGTGTTATCTCCCCTGGAAACACCCGGAGCTCCGCCAGGACGCGCCGGCGTCCGTCGGAAGAGGTCGAGCTCGTCCCGCCTCGCCTCGAGACGCGCCGGCCTTCCGACGTCGTCGGCTCCTACGGCGCCGAGGCGGCCGGCTGGATCGAGCGCTACCTCCGCGACGACCTTCGACCCTGGCAGCGCTACGCGCTCGAGCGGGTCCTCGAGCATCGCGAGGACGGCTCGCTCCGCTGGCGCCGCGTCATCCTCACCGTCTCGCGCCAGTCCGGGAAGAGCATCCTCTCGCGCGGCCTTTGCGGCTGGCGCGTCGGCGCCGCGGACCTCTTCGACGAGCCGCAGGAGGTCCTGCACGTCGCGAACCTCCGCGCGACCGCCTCCCGTATCTGGACGCCGGCGGCGCGGACGCTCGAGGAGACGCTCGGCGTCACCGTCCGCCGCTCGAACGGTCAAGAGGCGATCGAGCTCGTCGACGGCTCGGCCTGGCGGCTCGCCGCGTCGACCCTGGACGGCGGCGTCGGCTCGAGCGTCTCGCTCGCCTTCGTCGACGAGGCCTGGCGCGTCTCCCGCGACGTCGTCGACGGCTCGATCGCGCCGACGATGCTCGAGCGCGCCTCGCCTCAACTCGTCCTCGTCTCGACGGCCGGCGACGGCGGCTCGACGCTCCTCATCGAGGACCGCGACGCCGCGATCGCGGAGCTCGACGACCCGGACGAGGCGCGCATCCTCCTCCTCGAGTGGTCGGCGCCGCCGGAGGCCTACCCGGACGACCGCGACGCCTGGCGGCTCGCCTCGCCTCACTGGACGCCGGCCAGGCTCGAGGCGCTCGAGCACGCGCACGCGACGAGCTCCGAGAACGACTGGCGCCGCCAGTACCTCAACCAGTGGGTCCTCGCGGCCCGGTCCTGGATCGCGCCGGCTCAATGGTCGGCCGCGGCCGAGGCGGAGCTCGAGCTCCCGTCGAAGCCGGCCGGCACGCTCGCCGTCAACGACCGCGACGGTCAGCCGGGAGCCTGCGGCTACGTCCTCGCGATCGCCGACGACGCCGGCGACGTCGTCGTCTCCGGTCGCGCCTTCCCGACCCGCCGCGCTCTCTGGGCGGAGCTCGAGCTCCTCGCCGCGCGCCGGCGAGGCCTCGTCCTCCTCCATCCGGCCTCGTTCGAGAGGCACGTCGCGAGCCTCCGCGGCGTCACGACTCAGAAGGTCGGCACCGCCGAGCAGCGCGCCGGCTACGGCCCGACGCTGGCCGCGGTCGTCGACGGCCGCCTCCGCCACGACGGCGACCCGGAGCTCACTCGGCAAATGCTCACGGCGACGCCAGTGACGATCCCGGACGTCGGGACGACGCTCTCCGCCAGGCGGTCGCCTGGTCCGATCTTCCTCGCTCGCGCGGCCGTCTGGGCGATCGGCGCCGAGCTCCGGCCGGAGCGTCGCCGGAAGCCGCTCATCGTCTCCGCCTAGCCGATCGGCCTACGCCGAACGGCCGATTGCGGCGCGAGCTCGCCGAGCTCACGCTTCGAGGGATGAGACTCCGCCGCGGAGCGTCGCTCGAGCTCGAGGCCGCGAGGCCTCGCGTCCGGCTCCCGGTCGTCCGCTCCGGCACGCCGCTCGAGGTCGCCGAGGTCGCCTGGCTCACCGAGGGAGTCGGCCGCGAGGCGGCGCTCACGATCCCCGCGGTCGCCGCCTGCCGCGCCGCGATCGTCGGGACGGTCGTCCAGCTTCCGGCCTACGCCTACCGCGGCGACGAGCGGCTCGAGCCCGGCTACCTCCTGACGAGGCCGGACCCGTCGACGACCTGGACGGCGACGATCGCCGGCACCGTCGACGACCTCCTCTTCCACGGCCGCGCCTACTGGCGCGTCCTCGAGCGCGACTCGGAAGGCTTCCCGCGGCGCGCTCGCTGGACGCCTCACCGCGACGTCACGCCGGAGACCCGCTCGACCGGCGGCTCCTACTCCGAGCTCACCGGCTACCGCGTCGCCGGCGTCCCTCGCGAGCTCGAGGTCGACGAGCTCATCCGCTTCGACGGCCAGGCTCCCGGCGTCCTCGAGACCGGAGCTCGCACGCTCGCCGCGGCGCTCGAGCTCGAGGAGGCGGCTCGCCGGCTCGCCTCCATCGAGCTCCCCGCCGGCGTCCTCAAGAACGAAGGCACCGAGCTCGGCGAGGACGAGGCGGCCGCGCTCGTCGCCTCGTTCGAGGCGATGCGGCGCGAGCATGGCGTCGCCTTCGTCCAAGGCCTCGAGTACCAACGCGAGAACCTCAACGCCGCCGACCTCCAACTCATCGAGGCGCGTCACAACGTCTCGACCGAGGTCGCGCGGCTCTTCTCGGTCCCGGTCGCGATGATCGGCGCCTCGCCGTCCGGCAACTCGAGCGCGCTCCTCTACTCGAACCTCAGCCAACAACTCGCGATCCTGGTCTCGTCGGCCTGCGCGCCGCATCTCAAGGTCGTCGAGTCGACCCTCTCCGACGTCGTCCCGCGCGGCCAGGCGGTCGCCTTCGACGTCCAATCGTTCCTTCGCGGCGACCCGCAGGCCGCGTCCGACTACGCGACCGGCCTCCTCGCCGCCGGCGTCATCGACGTCGCCGAGGCCCGGTCCATGCTCGGCATCCCGTCCTCGTCCGGCACGCCGCCGGACCTCACCCCTGGGAGGCTCTAACGATGCTCCACTTCGAGCGCGAGGTCCTCGTCGCCGACCTCAACGAGAGGACGATCGAGGGAGTCATCGTCCCCTATGACGAGGTCGGCGTCATCCAAGGCCGCGAGTACCGCTTCAGGGCCGGCTCTGTCCAGCTCGGCCGCCGCGTCCCGCTCCTCGTCGACCACGATCGCGGCCGGCCGATCGGCGTCCTCGCCGAGCTCGTCGACCAACCGACCGGCGTCCTGGCGCGCTTCCGCGTCGACGCGACCGAGGCCGGCGACGAGGCCTTGACGCAGGCCGCGTCCGGCTCGCGCGGCGCGCTCTCGGTCGGCGCCGAGGTCATCCGCTCGAGCATGGCGCGCGACGGCGTCGTCGACGTCGAGGCCGGCCTCATCCATGAGACCTCGCTCCTCGCGC